AATCATGTCTGTTACTTTACGTTTGTCTCTTTGAAACTCAGTTTCTTCTAAAGACTCTTGAGCTTGCTTCTGTTTAAGAACAGCTACACGAGCTTTACCTAAAGCAATAATAGCTTGAGGACGTTGAGACAAGGCTTGATTACCTGCTTGAATAGAACCTGCTAAATCTAGAATACGATTACGTTGGTAAAAGTTATAACCTTCAGCGTTCTGTGCATAGTCTACAATAGTGTTTAGTGTAATATCTGTAAGTTCTGCATTTGACAAGGCACTAGTTAGTTTAGTATCTGTTTCTACAAAACCTATTTCACTAGCAAAGTCTTCAGGTGCTACAGTACCATTTATTACTGCGTCAATACGTTCAGTTAAACCTGTGGTATATGTTGCAGTGTCTCTAGCTACAATGTTTTTATTTACATTACTAATATGAGAAGCATCTAAGTTTTGTGTATAAGTACGAAAAGAACCTGCAAACCCTCTAGTTACACTAGGGCTTGAAAAAGCATCTTTGTTGTTGGCTACAAACTGTTGCCTTGCTTGTTGTTCAAACACCATAAAATCATTAGCGTTTACACTGTTACCTATACCCTGTGCTGTATACTGTTCGTTTACATAAGCACCGTACTGTCTTGACAAACGCTTACCAATGTTTTCATCAGCAAGTATTTGAGCAGGTTGTGATAAACTAGCATACTTACCAGCCGCTACATCTTTAGCAAATTGTTCTGGGTCATTAAAGAAAGCGTTGTCAACTGCTGATTTTTCTTTAGCTACTCGCTCTTCTCTGTTGCCTTGTGCTATCTTAGCAATCTGTGGACTAACTTCGGCAAGAGCTTTTAGCAACGCTGTGCCTGAGTTAGGTGACCTAGCTGGTGGTCTATATTGTACAAAGGTGTCTACTGGCCTAGCTACAGCAGTGGCAGGTGCGACCCTTTGCAGTGGTTGTACCTTACTGCGTTTAGATGCCATTTGGTTTCTCCTTAAGCTCCAACTATATCACCCCATGATGTTTCTTTCATAGAAGCACCTGCTGATGCGGCATTAGCCCCACCCTTAACAATAGCGGTCATCATATCTGGTGGTGATGGGTCAACAATCTGTGCTAAACGACCTTCAAGTTGTGCTTGAATACCTTTAGCATCCATGTCAGCTTGTTGTGAAAAGAACTTAGATTGTTGTTCCATACGTGTTTCGTTTCTAAGTCTATCTGCTACTGCATCATTAAGTGCAAGAGTAACAGACCTACCTACAATATTATCTTCAAGTGCCGCAGTCTTTAGAGTTTCTCTAGTTTCAATACCTTTAATTAGGTTATCAAACTTTTGCTCTAAGATGTTACCTTGTTGTTGTTCTTCTTTAAGTCTTGTTTGACTAATTTGTAATTGGCTAGAGTCGATAGCACTAGTTCTTGTTCTGTTGTTAGCATCAACTGTATCATTATATGCAGATACTTTTTCGTTATGCTCCATAACAGAACCAACAGCACTAGCTCCTGCCATAGCCGCTTGTGGATTACACATTATTTTATCCTCACAAATTCGTAAAAGGGTGCTTGGCCTACTCCATAAGTTACTTCACGTATAAACTTAAAACCTAAAAACCGTAACCAGTTAATGGCATTAGTGTTATCTACATGAACGTAATTTAGGAGTAGGCTTCTTTGATTGTTAGCTGTGGTTACCCATCTACGACTTTCACGTAAGAACTGCATACTGTAATTAGAAAGCTTACCAGTAGTCAACATCCAAGGACTGCCTACATGGTCATCAATATAACTAAGACCAAACATACCCAACAGTTCCCCCTCAGGAGATACAATAGTAAATGCTTCGGCTGACATCTCACATGATTTAGTCAAAGCCTCAAGAGGTGTTTGTCCGTCTGATAGCATTACTTCAGTTGCATCTGCTTCACACATTTGAGAAGCTATAGGTTCAATGTCTTCATACTTGAATGGTCTATAGTGTCCTTTCATGTTACATCCTTCTTGACCTAAGAACAAACTCAGATTCAATCTCAGCACTCTGAAAAGCACAAGGTAAGTGACTATCACTCTCTAGTGTAATCTTAGCGTTCTTAGCGTTGGCTAATACAGTAAAGCGATATGTACCAGTATCAAGAGGTACAGTACCTAGTACGTTAGTACCTGAACCAATCACCCTACCAGTAAAGGAACGAGTGTATTCGTTTCTACCAGAGCTAGGAAGGTTCTTATGGGGTACTACTTTTACATCAAAGAAACCAGTATCAGCATAAGTAACAGACATAGTTTTAATCTGATACCTACCGCTAGTAATTGACTCTTTATTGTTCTTCATTAGTTGTTCTGAAAATTCGTATAGGAAAGTATAGGGTACTCCTGCGTACACTGTACCGCCACCAGATTGATGGGTTAGTGCTTGTGCGGCTGAAACAATAGCTCCTGCTTCTGTTACATATACCGCATTGCTATCAGTGTAGGGAAGAGTGTCAGTGCTTGTTAGCTTGACCCTTCTATCTAGATGCACAGGAAATGTAGTATCTTCTAAAGCATCATCGTTAGATAAATTCATCCTCTCTAGGGCAACTTTAGAACCGTACTGAATTACAAAGTATATATCAGTTTGGTCAAACTCAATCCCTAGTACATCACCGCCAAAAGTCCACTTAGACCACGATGATTGTAACTTCTCTCTACCTGACCAAAAGTAACGGTAAGGGAATACAGTAGAACGGTCATCGTTTGTTTGAAGAATAAGCATATCTTCATTAGCCGCCGCTGAGATAGCAAGGGGTAACCCTTTTAGATAGGTAGGAACGTGTGCAGATATTTCTGCGGCATCGTTAGTCTCAGCATCTAAGTCAACGTAGTACTCTCTGATGCCTGTACCAGCCCCAGCAGGTGTAGCAAAGTATACATACTTACCTGCACCTACAGGTTTAGCTGTAAGGCTTGTCTCAAAGCGTGTAGCAACGTCTATTGATACAGTCTCTGGTGATAGTATCTGAGTAGCTGACAGTTTAAACTGTGAGTAGTCAGAGAAGAGTAACAAGCTTTCGTTAAACGGTACAGCGTGTCTTAGAATCGACACTTGGTTGTTTGAAACCGCCACATCAATAGGCGCACTATCAACCAGAGTAAGTACAGTTTTACTAAAGAAGTTAAAGTATTCACCAGCCTCACTAAAGATTACATTCTCATCAGCCAGTAAACCTAATCTGTTCCTGTGAAAGAACACATCGTTAATTTTATTACCTAAGAATGAAGGGAATGGGTTAGTTAGGTCATCACCTACTTTACGTTCTTCGTAAGTTTCTTTATCAAAAGTATAAGAAGTACCATCATAGATGAGAGTGTGCGGCATAGTTGACGCATCTAAAGCAATATCAATATTAGGTTTAGCTGTTTCTTTCCACACTCCTAAACCATTAGCAACATTACGTGTAAACTTTACATAGTAATCGTCTTGACCTTTTTGATTATCACCTGAAACAGCAATAACAAAGTTAAGGGGTGCTTCTGCTGGTAACTTCTTAAAGTCAGGTGTTTCACCCTTAAAGCCTCGTAGTTGTTCACCACCTCTACTATCTGTTACTTCGATAGTAAAGTCATCATTAGCTGTATTACCTTGGATGTGAACTACGTTACCATAAGTAGTAAACGTCAAACCTGAAATAGAAGAACCTGCTGTAGAACCGTAGTAAGCAGTCTCAGTTGTAGTATCAAACCTTAGGTTTCTAGCAATTCTATCTGTTTGAATAGACTTCTCTGCGGTCTGTACGTCTGCATCAGAAGTATGCGTTGCCGCCATTGTAGTAATAGCACGAGTATACGTTGTACCACCCTTAGTAATCTTAACAGTGTAGGTTGTACTGTAGTCTGATTTAGCTACAAAGTATAGAGCTTCGGGATTACGTGCGTTAGATTTAGTAGAATCTTTAGCAACTACTTTAGTTTTGTTTACTAAGAATGTATAGTCAGCTACAGTAGTAGCAGTAAGCTCTTCTGCTGGATTAGTTAATCCTGATAAGTAAGAACTTGCATTGTTAGTTATTGATTTAGTAGTACCAGAACTGTCACATATATTCATAGTGCCATCTTTTTCGATGACCATAAAGTGTAGAGTGTTGTCAGAATTTCTGATAGGATGTACAAAAGCTTTAGCCATGTCAAGCTCTTCTTGTGCTGACAAGCCTGTAATAAAGAAATCTTTATGTTCTGTAGGTGGTCTTTTAATCAAACCATCTACTACGCTAGACAATCCATTCTGCTGTTCTTCACCCTGTGTTTGTAGTCTGACGGACGGTGGTTGTTCTGATACACCGTTAATGAGATTGGGAATGGATGTACTAACGAGTGCCATTATTCTATAGTCCTTGTGCTTCCGATACGGTCAATAATATTGTATGTATCAAAGTTGTTAAAGATGTTGAAATCTTGGGCTTCAGCTTCCATATCACGTAGCTCTAGCAACGCTCTATTTTCATCTGACTCTGTAAAACCATGTAGTGTGGCAGACCCAACAACACGGTCTAGGAACATACGAGATGCTCTAAGTGTGATGTAACGCTTTGCTACTTCAGGTAGGTCTACAAACTCTAGCATTACTACGGTGTCTAGATAGACAGCACTAGTAATAGTGTAGGTGTTCTTCTTCCTGTCGTACATCTTACTGCCACGTTGTACAAGGTCTTTATTATTAGTTTTATTAGTAGTGTCTGCCCTGAGAATATTAGTAGGCAGTGTGATATTATTATTTGAATCAGGGTTAAATGTTACATCTAACTCTCTATTAAAGTTAAACCCCTGTCCTTGTACTTCACGACTTACAGATTCTAGTATTGTTTCAGCGATATCAGCTTCAACCAAACCTGAGTTAAGTTTAGTAACAGGAGCTTCACCGATTGCTGACAGCATAGTATTAATAGCTTCAAGCTTTGTTGCTGGACTTGGCATTGTTTTCTCCTACTACCACTTAACTTTATGTGACCAGTACTTGGCACTAAGTTTAGAAGTTGGTTTACCTTGAGCATTATGTCTTGCATAGTAAGACTTTTTACGAGCTTTATCTTTTTTTGATGTAGGGTTTTTACCTGCACCCTTAACTCCCTGCTGACCAAACCTAATTAGCTTGATTGTCTTACCTTCTTTAGCTAACACAGCGTGGGACTTTTTAGGATGCTTTGGAGTTCGTTTAGGTTTGTTGTAACCTGCAAAGGTTTCCCCACGATATGTAATAGCCATGTTACACCTTCTTCATATATTTATTTTTTTTGATAGGCATCCCTGTTTTCTTAGCTTCTGCTTTAGCTTGGGCTACGCCTTTTTTAGTATACTTAAATGTTTTTGTACCTACGTTTGGCATTACTACGTCCTATATGTTGCAGTTTTCTTTGCAATCTTTAGAGGTTGACGGACAAACTGGTTACCCTTACGTGTACCTTCACGCTTGGCTTTAGATGTGGCGGCATACTCTGAGGCTGATAAGGATTTGATAGCCGCTTCAGGTAAGTAACGCTCACCAGTATCAGCAGACTTCTTACCAGACTTGGTGCGCCACTTTTGTTTTGTCCATTTCTTTAGGCTTTGCTGTGGGGGTTTCATGTAGTGTACCCTCCACCAGCTTTCTTATATTTAACAGCAAGCAACTGAGCTTTACGTGCAGACCACTGATTAGCTTTACCGCCTTTAGTGCCTGACTTAATGCTATTAAAAAGTCGCTTACGCATAGTAGGTTTGGTATAGTTACCTGCCTCGTTTACACGAGACTTCTTTGGAATTTTCATTTTATTCATGGTAAAAAAGGGAGAGCCGAAACTCCCCCTCTCCTATGCTTACGCAGACAGAAGTGCGATTGCGTTAGCTGGACGCAGGACGTTATGCCCCATTGCGTACTTAGCTACCATCAATGTACCCTGACGGTTGATTTGATACTCAGACTCTACGCCCAAGTCCAACAACTTAACTGTAGCAACAGCGTCTTGGTTCATAACTAGACCACGAGCTTTTGCCGCAATGTCAACAAGGTTTACACCATCTGTTGTAACGTTAGTGATGTCGTATGCAGTTGTACGACCTGAACCAGCAGTGTTAGCCAGTGGGCGTTGACCCTTTGACTGACCCTTAGAAGCACCTGCTGTTTCAATCAGGTCAGATACTACTAGGTGGTTAGACATATACACAGGCATACCAGCAATCATTGGTACTGTACCAGATGCGATTGAACCATTCCCACCGTAATCACGGTTCATGAATGTCAGCTTAGAACCGTCAGATACGTCCATAAGAGCGTAGTACTGAGCAGGTGGCAGAACAACGAAAGCACCGTCTGATGGTACGTTCTTTGTGTCCATTTCTTTCTTAGCATCAAAGATAGCTTTTGCTAGCTTGGCTGGGTCTGTAGCGTCAGCCGCCGCCGCACCGATTGTCACGTTGTCAGTGAAGTCTTCTTCAGTGAATGAAGTGTAATCCTGAACAAGTGCGCCAGCACGGGTTGCGTTGCTTGCTAGAGAAGCCTTAAGTGCCTGACGTAGGATGTTCTTATCTGCTTCTTTAGCAAGTGCGATACCTGCTTCTTTAGAGTAGATAGAACGTACATCATAGTGGTTGATTGCTTCGTCAATGTTTGCAATGAACTGTGAGCTAATCAACAGGTCATCAATAGACACGACACGCTCACCTGCACGAATCTGACCACCAGTGATTTCATTTCCTGGGGTTAGGTATTCAGCAGACGCACGGCCTGTCATTGGGAATGATGCTGACTTACCTTTTGAAATAGTACGTGTACGTACCAAAGGCATCATGATGTTCTTTTCTTCAAAAGCTGTAAGAACTTCACCAGCATATAGTTTTAGGAACAGGTTACGAACATCACCTGTATTGTTATTTTGACCCTGATAGCTTACATCATAAGCTGGGTTTGAAGCGGCTTGCATTGCCATGATTAATTACCTCTTAGTAAAAAATGTTGAGTAAAACACACTCTGCATTTATTACATCCTTTATCAAAGATTGTCCCTCGCAAGGGGTCAGTGGTAATAGTTTGTAGTCTTGCTTCGTGTTAGGGGAAGTCCCCTTCTAAATACATAATAAGGGCGAGGACAGCATTACCTGTTTCCTCGACCTGACACCTGCCAAGAGCGACCATATATAACGTCCTAAGGTAGCGAAACTTTTGCACGAATGGCTTAACTTCAGGGGTGTATTCATGTATTTAGAAGGAGAGAGGGACGGAAAGGAGACATCCCTCACTCCCATGAGACAGATTAAAACACCGAACTACGTGCCAATTTCTGGGCAACAGTATTTCGGTAGGCAGGGTCTTTGGCGTATCTGGGGTCACGCATAGCCGCAGTCAGTTCAGCGGCACTATCAAATTTCCCACCCGATACAGGAGCATTATTCCCTTGAATAAGCTGTGGTTCATTTCCTACTTCGGAACGATACCTTGCCTCTAGACCTTGTATTGCAAACCGCATAAGGTCTGCATCACCTGTCTCAATAGTTGTGTTGAAAGCATCAATATCACCTTCAGACATATTCTCAGTTGCCCAAGTTGTCATCTGTTCATAATTACTTTCACCACCTACAATGTCATACATTGACTCAGTGTTCACTGCTGTCAGTGCTTCTTGTCCTTGTATGTAATTGTCTACCAGTGAGCGTGGAAAACCAGCTTCTTCTAGAACTTCATAAGCATCCGCAGATAGCTCACCATTCTCACTGTATTCTTGTTGGAACACATCAAAGTCTAGACCTACTTTATCTAGTACTTCTTCTACTTCACCACTAGAGGGTACTTCTTCTACCTCTGATGGGTCTACATCTTCAACTTCACCCTCATCATCGTCTTCATTATTAGAGCTTAGTTTCTGTTCTAGAGAGTTGTAGGCTTGTGCCATGTCTTCTGCTGACTTAAATTTCTCAGGAAGCCACTCAGGTCTTTCTTCAGATTGATTGTTCTTTTCAATCTGGTCAGCCTTCTCTAGCATTGCGGCAGTGTGTTCTGCTGGTTCTGCCATTTCTGTTTCTGGATTATGTGTGTTTAATCTGTCTGTCATTTAATCCTCTATTTTTTTGTCTCTACTTTATAAGTCCGTCCCTCAAACTTAAAAGTTTTGTTACCTTCTTTTTTTGCTTTTGCAAATGCTTCTTGAAAAGCTTTAGCTGACTTAGTACCTTTCTTATAGGTAGGGAAGTCGGAAGGGTTAGTACGCTGGTCAGGGCGTGGCTTTGGTGTAGGTGTAGATTTCTTTTCTTCTTTTTTAGTAGCGGCTTTTGTACCTGCTACACCTGCCGCACCTGCTACAGCCCCTGCTTTTACCTGTCCTTTAGCATAAGCACGTTGAGCTTTTGTAGCCTTCTCTACTTGTTGCTGACCTGACGTTGGTTTCTTAGCTAACTTTTTAGCTTTATCACCCTGTCGTACAATAGCACGTAGTGCGGCTTGTCCACCTTTTTTCAAGGCGGCTCGTGCGGCAGTACCGCCAACAATCTTAGCCGCCATCAATAGCAAAGGAACTGCCATTATTCTTCTCCCTGTTGAGCTTGTTGTTGTGTCATATCGACACCACGTTTAATCATTTCAGGTGTACCACGAACAGCCATCTGCGCCATAGTTTGTTGTTGCATCTGTTGTTGTTGGGCTTCCATCATCTGTTGTTTTTCCATAGCCTTCTGTTCTTGAGACTTGATAAGACCATTAGTATCAATACCAAGACTTGCGCCTAGTCGGTCAATGTAATCACTAAGGTTCATCTCACTTGCAATAACCTGTGCGCCTAGTGGCTGTAGGTATTGTAAGAAAGTAGCAAGCTTGTTCAAGTCCTGTCCTCGTCCAAGTGCCTCAACACCTGTAACCACAGTAGGTTTGACAGAATCTTTAGGAAGCTTTGGCATCTTACCAGAGCGTGTCATTGATGCTAGGATACGATTTACCAGAGGCATCTGAAGTTCTTGGGATAAGATAGAGTAAACACCGCCTAGTGCAGACTCTAGTTCCTGTGCCATGTAACGTACTTCTTCTGCCGTTACACGTTCAGCCTGACGTTGTACACTACTATTCATAAGGAATGAGTAGGACAGTCGGTCATTAATAGTACGCGCAGTATCAAGAGCTACACGGAAGTCACCTGACTTTTGTACCTGTAGTGTAGATACATCCTGTGCATCACCACTAACGATAGCACCATTAGGGCTTTCAGCTAGTACTCTTGCTTTTGTTGTACCGTTAGGACGTACCATGAATAACACTTTAGAAGAAGCCGCCGCCCCTTCAACGATAGCCTTAGTCAAACCTTCAAGGCTCTTTAGGTCACCAATGTATTCTTCTACATAACCACGTCCATAGTCCTCACCATCTACACGAGTAAAGCGTAGAGGAATAAAAGGACTTTCATCAATCTTAAATTTACCACGAGACTTAGGTAGCTCCATGCCAGAGACTTCTTGGTATACTTCCCAACCCTTATCAGTACGACTTAGGTGTGTATACAGGTCTAGGCTCTTAGCACCATACGCATCTGCGTCTGTGGTATTAAGCATTTCTTGTACGTCAAGCGGTAGCATCTTACTGCTAACACTTTCTTTAGTAATAATTTCAAGCACATTGCCCATTGCATCACGCTTGACTACGTACCTGTCAAGTTTGAATACTTTCATGCCGCCTTCTTTTGGCATATAAAGCAGTGCGTTACCTGTAACAATAAGTTGTTTCAGTGCTTCAAACACTGGTACTCTCATTGCTTCAGATTCAACCTCTTGCATAGCGGCTCGTTCAATGCGAGATAGAGCTTCCTCTACCGCACCACGAGCTTCAGCCCCTGCCAATTCTTGTACATCAAAGTCATCAATAGTAAGACGAAAGAATGGACTGTTAGGTGGAAGGAGTGCAAGTAGTAGCTTGGATGCTAGGTTGTTTACACCTCTAGCTCCTACACCCTGATAAGGTGTTTGATAAATAGTACTACTACTGTGTCCATCAGGGGGCAAGAGTGTAGGAATTGTTAGCTCTGCTGACTCACGCCCACGGTGTAGGAAGGTATCTCTACCTGTCTCACACTGTGCGTAACGCTTTGCCGCACTGCCTTCAGTATTCTCTAACATATTGTTACCCCTTACGTGGATACATTTACTCCATTACCAGAGCCTGAACCGCCCTGTCCACCGCCAACTGACAGTGATGGGTCTTTAGGAGCTACTTTTAGTTTACCTTTACCCATCTTCTTCTTACCTGCTTGCTGTGCCGCAGTGTCTACTTCAGCTAGTTCTGTTTCAAACTCTGGTGTAGATGCAGTTACTGGTGGTGCTTGAGCAACTTTTACAGGTGTTGGTGATTTTGGTGATGACATACACATTGTCGTTAATCCTCATTCTGGTTGTACAACACTTCCAACTGTTGTATAATACTCTGCTGGCCTTGCAGATAACTAAGTTCCTCTAAGGAAACTTTACTAATTGGAAGTTTATCTGGATATTTTTCCTTGAGATGTTTAATTAATTCTATAGATGGAACTGGTTCTTGATTGAATATGTTCATAATTAATTGCCTATAGGTCAACTTTAGAAATAGGGGGCGATTAAACCCCCTAATCTAAACGGTTAGATGTCTACAATTTCACAAGCACCAGCCGTACAAGCTAGAGTTTGTGACCCTGAGGTGCTGTCCTCTTTCTCATATAGAGCAAGAGATGCCCAATCAATCGTCTTAGGCATTTGTTCTTTAAGTTCTTCATACTGTTCCTTGTCTATATCTTGGTAGGGTGCTTGTGCATATGTGTGGTCACTGTGTGGTAGGAAGGAGATACCAGAACAGATGTCAAAGTTCTCGTACACCCATGCTCCCACTTCCATCCACTCTGCATCACGTACTGTAATAGTCACAGATGGCTTGTGTTCACACCATGCTAGTGCGTAGGTCTTCCACAGTTCAAGCTGTTCTAGTGCAGTCATATCGTTACGAGTGATAGCACCCATCGGTGAACGCATAGGAAAGCTGAAGACTGTAGTAGCATCAGGCTTCATTACACACGGTTCAGCAGGGATACCACTATCCTTCATGAACTGTGTTAGTGGGTCTTTGTTATCACCACGAACTGTACGTACATAGTACTCACTGTGACGTGCGTGGATACCAGAGGCACTATCAACTAGCTGTGACACTGTACCAGATGGTTTGACACAGGTGATAGCGGCTGACTGTTCGATACCAAACTTCTCTGCATACTTAGCGTTAGTATTAATAGCTACCTGCTTCATCTCAGCCAGCCAGCGTGGGCTGTCCACAGACTTAGACAGTAGCCTGTTGTCCATGATACCTGTTAGTGATACACCAAGTAAACGCTCTTGCTCTGTGTTCTTCTGCCACACCTTACGCAAGTAAGGCATCTTAGTGAACGTAGATTGGATAGTACCTAGCAGTGTGGCTAGCTCTACCTTACGCTTTAGTGTATCTAGGTTATCGCTCTCACGCACCACAACCTCAGTCAAGTTACAGAACTGGTAAGGACGTAGGATAATCTCAGAGCATGGGTTAGTACCCCACTCATGTCCTGTCTCACGTCTGCCGTTCTTCTCTACGTGCTTGTCTGCCGCAACACGGCTGAAGATACCACGCTCACCAGACTTACTCTCCACTAGTGATAGCCACTCACGGATGAATGTCTCCATGTCTGGCTTCTCTGTGTAGGCGGCAGAGTTATTAGCCAACGCACGTTGACCCTCGTTCTCCCACCACGAGCCTGACTTAGCATGAGCCATACGTGTGTCACTCAGGTTAGACAAGCTAATCATAGCTGACCTACGTACACCACCAACTACTACAACCTCACCAATCTTACACATGATGTCGTGGCACTCAAGGCTGTTGAGCTTGCGACCTGTCGCACCCTTGAACTTGGCTACAACAAAGTCAAACAACTCAATCAGTGGTTCAGCACCTGATGCACGTCCACCGAATGTCTTGAGCCTTGCACCTGCTGGACGTACCTTAGATACATCCCACTTAGGAATATCACCAGAGTACAGGTGTGATAGTAGTTTATGTAGGGACTTAGCCCAACCTTCTTTACTGTCTGCAACAGAGATAACATCATCACTCTTGTTTAGTTGCTCTGGAATCTCAGGTAGCTTGGTAATAGACTGACGCTCTACTGAGAAGCCTACGCCTGTACCACATAGTAGGATATACATGGCCTCATCGAAGGCACGTATGTGGTCTACTGGTAGGTAGCTACAGTTATAGATACAGGTGTTGTCTCGCTCTGCGGCTACCCCTGCTGTCATCAATGCTCTCATTGAAGGCATGATGTCTAGGTTTAGGATGGCAGTCTCTAGGTCATCCCATGTTTTGTTAGGTAGCTGTACGCTCTTTGATACGAAGTTAATGTATCGTGATACAGTCTCACCCCATGTCTCACGCCTGTTCTCTTCCTCTAGCCACCGTGCATAGCGGCTAGTAGCAATGAACGTCTGGTAGTCTGTTGGTAGGTGATTACTTATCATCGGTTATCACCTTCCCCATGTAGAGTACCTGCACTCTGACGTGCTTTAAGTTTATCTACGTTCTTAATAGCAACCATCTGCAATGATAAACCTACATCATGTGCAAGAGCCGCCAGCATCCACAGGACATCTCCCATCTCTGCTTCAATCTTTTCCTTCTGTTCTGCCAGAGGAATACCATCACGCATCATCTTAGCAATCTTACCAGCTACCTCACCAGCTTCTTCAGCTAGACCCAAGGCAGGGTATGAAATAGAATACGTCTTAGGGTACACGGCAGTCTTGACTGCTTGTTGTTGGTACTCTGTAAAGTTCATCATTACCAGTTTACTCCTTTTGTTTTCTTCATTAGTTCTATCATCTTCTTCAGATACCAGATAGCTTTCTCTGCATCCTGAATGGGGTTGTTCTTCTTGAACATACGAGAGCCAGTGTATTTAATTACGTTACCCTGACAGTAGCTCAAAGCTTCATACTCACCTAGTACATCCACGATGTAATCAATGGTTTCAATCTTACCTTCAGCGTAGTGGGGTGGACTGTTTACCATATCGTCTAGCATTGACGGTTGCTCTAGCTCATCCATAACTTTACCTCTCCTGTGTCTGTATCATATTCACCATCACGTAGGATACGTGCTAGCCTTGCTTGTTCGATTGCTACATCTTCTGATAAACCTTGTTTAGAAAACGCAGTGACAACTGTGTCCCATGAGCTACTAGCTCCAAGAAGTTTATGGGCAGTAACAGCCCCAACTTTAGGACAGCCTTTGTAGTTGTCTGTACTATCACCAACAAGAGTTTGGTAATAGAAGTTATAGTCTGCACCATCTTGGTCTTGTTCATATACTTCTCCATCAATCCAGTGTTTGGCAGGGATTGTGAGTAAGTCTTTGTCCTCTGACCATATGATGGTATTCGAGGTAGGGTTGCTACCAAGTATCCCAAGGACATCATCAGCCTCCAATCCTTTGTAAATTATTGTGTTGTATTTGTCAATCAGATACTGCCTAGCCCAAGGTAAAAGCATAGGCTTACGCACATCTGTTCTGTTAGCTTTGTAGTAAGGTGCAACCTCTTTACGAAAGTTGGTCTTGTCCGACAAAGCAAGTACGCAATCTTGTACAGGTGCTTCATCTGTTAGCTTGGATATCTGGTCATCAAGTCTTACAGCTACTTCATCTTCAAAGCAGTGTAGTGTCCATAAACCATTACCCCAATTTACTGGTGTCTCAGCAGAAGCACAAGCTTTGAAGGCTATGATGTCTGCATCAATGAGCAAAAGGGTCATCGTTATTCTCCTCTCTGTCTTCTCTTAGTTCTTTGTCTTTCAACTCTGCATGGGTAATCACTTTAATACCTGTCGTTACTTGTAAGTAATCAAGATATGATTCAACAATCCACTTGATACATAGTACAAAGGTAACCCCTGCAAAGCTGATGGTACAAACCATCTTGAAAAAGAAATCAAAGTCCATGCTGTATGCACTCCTTTGCTTGTGCTACTGACATCTTGAACCACTCACCCCTACGCTCTGCAATCTTACCAGCTTGCTTATGGGCAAGAGCTTCTGCCTTACGTCTATCTTCTGTAGACACAGAGTACATCAACTTGTAGTCACGCATTGGACTGCTAGTCTGGTAACCATTGAGCCTGTCTTCTGCGTCAATAGCCATACCAATCTTTACCCACTCAGGCCATGCTGAGTTAGTAATGATGTACACCTGACCTTCTTTACTACTAGTGTAGTTCTGCAAACTAGAGAAAGCGGCATCATTGAATGACTTGTACCTACCTGCTTTCCACAGAGGGTGTGACTTAGACACGTACTTACCATTAACATACATATGAATGTTCTTCTTGTTGTGTGAGTCTAGTCTACGTCTACCGTTAGCTTGTCCGTAGTACCACCACTCACCGTCTTCAAAGACACAGTTAATGTTAGTGGGTGTCTGCCCAGTTACTTCCGTACTTGTAGTCACTGTCAAGTCTGCATCTGAAGTTGAACTGCTGTTCTGTGTCTCGCATACATCGTTGAATAATTCTGCCTGTCTCATCTTCTTGTCCTTTCTTAACTAGTAGCTGTACCTCATCATGTACAAACGCTACGATTGTTGCATCTAAGTTAGCTTCCTTGATAGCTTCGGCAATACGAACATACCAAGTTTTACAAATGATTGCACCACAACTTTGAAGTAAAGTATTAAGTGCGGCATGGCTGTGACGTATAGGAATGACACGTCCGTCAAGTCCCTTAATCCAACCACGTTTTTCTGCCGCATCAGATACAGCATCCTTCAGGTACTTTAGTGCAGGTAGTTTAGTTAGAAATTTTTTCTTAATTTTTCTACCCTCACCTGAACCCTTGCCAATAATCTTACCAATCTTCTCGTCACCTGCACCATACAAAAATCCATAGATGAATGTCTTGGCATTGGAACGTGTAGGTAGACCAGCCGCTTCTTGGTTAGTGGTATGTACGTCACCCTCAAGGACTACTTTACTATAAGAACCGTCATCATAAGAAGCCATGTAATGAGCAAGACATCTAAGTTCCAACCCAGAAGCATCAGCCCCCAGAAGACTATAGCCATCAGGAGCATGAAACAAGCTACGACATTCCGTGCCATACTCCGCACCAACACTAGGGACTTGAGCCACGTTTGGATTGTTGTGCGTACAGCGTGAAGTAACTGCACCCATATGATTGACACGTCCATGTATCTTACCATCCTTCTGTAGTTTAAGCCATGCTTGTTTGCCAGTACCAAGCTGACCGATACGTTTATTGAGTAGTAGGTACTCGTTCAGTAGTTTAGCCTCAGGCATATCAATACCTGCAAGCACTGTCTCATCTACCTTAGGGTCACCGTTGTCAGTAAACACATCGGGTTGCCAGCCACGCTTCATTAGTCTGTCAGCAATCTGCTGTCGTGATGCTGGATTGAATGGTATCTCCTTGGTCTTTGTCTTTAGCTCTACAACCGTAGGCTCAAACGTATCCTGTAGTTCCTGTTCAATCGTCATCTTGCGTGACTGTAGCTTGGTGAACAAAGCCTCTGCCTCTTCTACATTGAACGGAAACCCTGTGTTCTCCTGTTCTAATAGAAGTGTGTGAAGCTTCTGTTCTAAGTCGAGGGCTTCTTGGTTGAAGTCTTTTGACTTGATTCTTTCGTAGAGGGTTGCTGTGACTTGTGTGTCTTGGACACAGTAGTCGAGCATTTCCTGCGTGAATATTGCAAAGCTTTCTGTACCACTGTTGAACGCACCCTTTAACTCCCCTAGTCTAATGCCCCATGCCTTAAGGCTATGGCTTCCAATTAACTTAGATTCAAACTTACCCTTCTGGTATAACTTGTAGTCTAGTTCTTTTAAGTTAGGCCAGATGGTACGAGAGTATACCAAAGTGTCAAGCAGTTGTCCATCATACTCAAAGTCATACAGCTTCTTCAATACCTGTAGGTCATACGAAATAATGTTGTGACCAATTAGCATCTCTGCTTGCTTGAGAAAGTCTAGACCTTCCTTGATACTGTTGGGGTCAAAGGTGTGTACCTCATTGGTATCAATATCCCTTGCCACTATACACCACACTTGTGAGACTTGCTCAAGCAGGTGGTCTGCTTCGATATCAAATATCAGTTTCATTCTGTGTCTCCGCACTAGTTAAAATTCAGGGTCTGCATCGTCCTCTTCAAACATTACCTCAACCATACGGCCTGTATCTTTGAGGTATTCTAAGGAACAACACAGTCCTGTCTCGCCTGACCATCTGTTCTTCAACACACGGACATGGCTTATATGTGGGTTGTCATCGTCTTGCTGATTACGTTCAAGACCAATGACCATATCACTTAGCTGACCGATTGCGGCAGAGCCACGCAGTTGTGCTAGTGATGTTTGTGCGCCATCCTCATGGCCTCTGTCACCTGATGGACGTTTGAGGTGTGAGATAAGTAGCAAGCCACAGTTCAACTCTTCAACCAAGGCACGTAACCTTGTCATAGTATTGTCGATTAGCCTACGTTCATCTCCACCTTCAAGCCCTGAGACAACAATAGAAATGTGGTCAAGAATAATATAGCTAGCACCACAACCCCTGACCAAGTAACGTATCTTGGATAGAAGGTTATCACTGTCAGTACTGCCCCAATGGTCATAGAGATATACTCTACCAGAACCCACAGTATTGTTGAAAGCATTTCTCATCTCCTCTTCAGGTACTTCATTGTCCTGTCTCAGGTGTAATGGTTTGTTCAACTCCAAGGACATCAGCCCTAGTGCAGTACGCTTTACGTTCTCCTCTAGTGCAATGTACCCTAGTGTCTCACCATTCTTGATAAGTCCAAAGGCTAGCTCTCGTGCTAACTGTGACTTACCAATGCCTGACCCTGCCGTGATAGTTACAATCTCACCACGCCTACAACCACCTGTCTTCTCCTGCAATCCTACGTATGAGTAGGGTACAGATTGCTTGTCTTCGGTGGTAGTTACTGTATCCCACAGGTCAACACCTGCAACGATACCATCAGGACGGTAGGTCTTAGCTGACCACACGGCATCAATCAGTTCCTCTGTCCTACCTGCTTGCATCATATCGCTAGCATCCTTTAGGGGAAGCTTGGCAATCTTAGCCTTGTTAGGTGGTAGGATATTGGCTACATCAATAGCCGCCTTGTGTCCTGCCTCATCATTGTCAAACATAAGAACAATGGTGTCGTAGTTACACAGCCAATCCAGTGCCTTACTCACTGCCTTCTTAGCTGAGTGACAACCCTGAGGTAGTGATACCACAGGCCACTTGTTGTCAAAGCATTGGCTCAACGAGAGAGCATCAAGCTCACCCTCAACAATAGTAATCATCTTACCACTGTCTCTTGCAAGATGTTCACCATACAGGTTTACATTCTTGATATCGCCTAGCACAGTGAAGTCTTTGTTAGGAAAGCGTAGCTTCTGTGCTTGCAGTTTACCCTGCCTGTCATAGAAGTTTGCTACCTGTACCTTACTACCCTTGTAGGTAGAGATACCATACTGCCAGTGCTTGGCTGTCTTCTCGTTAATCTTTCTCTTGTTTAGTTGTCCGATATCTATATCGAGAAACTTACTATCTACTTGTGTTGTCACTGCAATCACTCCTTCATTGTCTGCTGGTGTCAGCGTCTGGCAAGAGAAGCAGTAGTGTTTACCATCTGAATACTCAGCATTGGCATCACTACTGCCACAGTGAGGACAGGCTACGTGCCTAATAAACTCACTGCTATCTTCCATTGGCTATGCTCTCTAGCAGGTAGTCAGAAACGATACGCATCTTCTTTGCTATCGCCTTGGCTACAAAGTTAGGGTAGGTATCCACATCTTCAGCAATATCAAGACCAACATCTCGCCAATCAATCTCACTGTAGAACTCTTCGTTGTCAATGTAAACTGACACACGGATACCCTGTTCGTTCATCTCTGTATTGATATCAATCTCAGATACAAACTCTTCAGTTACTTCCATTAGGCTCATGATAGCCACTCCTCTGGTATAGTTCCTTCTGTCCAGACAAACCCTTGTCGGTCTGCCCACTCAGCACAGGTCATCTTTGAACCGTCCTTCCTTTTCTTAGCACCCTGTATAGTAGAGCTAGCCTTCTGAAATACAAACCGTATATCTAGGTCAGGGTACTGTGCCTTGATAGCCTTCATCTTACGCTGACTATCCTGCCTGAAGTATCCCTTCAACTCTACTATCATCTTACCAACTGCTAAGTCAGGGATGTAGTGGCGTTCCACAGTGTACGAAATTTTTTCTGGTTCATACACATATGAAACACCACGTTCATCTAGGTTCGCAATGACCCTCTCCTCAAAAGTCCCCTTCATCACTGGCTACTGCATTACCATCCTCGAATACCTCAGTCGCATCATCTTTAGCAACTGCCTCTTCTACGTACCCATCCTCTACATTGAACATGGATGATGCACCACCACCATACTCAACTAACTCTAGTACCTGTACACCTACTAAGTGTAGCTTGACACCAACCATCTTGGTTGCAGGGATAAAGTAAGTACGAGGTTCAAACGATACATTGATAGTACTACCGTTACCAATCATCTTCTCACCTGTCATTGGTGATAGCTTGGCATCCACAACTAGAGGCTTCTGAGTGTAGGTGTTACCATCCCTACGCTTACCTACTGCATCAAGCTTGAACTTGAACTTGATATCACCAGTAGGGTTACCGTCTTGGTCTGTATCTTCCTCAAAAGGAAGGTGAGTGGACAGCTTATCCTTATACTTAGGGTTCTGCTTCATCTCTTCTTCTAGTCGTTCACTGACTAGACCTTCGAGATAGTCACTCAACTTAGTTGCATCAAGTTGTGGTTTGAGTAGGTCAACTGAGTACACACCATCTGGATTGAACTTGGTGTCTGGTTCAAACACCTTAACCCACATTGCATTACCAGTTACAGTCTTTAGTTTCTTGCTCATATAATCTCCTGTATAAGCTTTAGTTTATCTTTGGGCTATAGGTCAACTTTAGGAATCACCCAAAGAAATAATTAGATTCCAGTACCCTATCTAAATCTAATCCACCTGTTGCTGGTGGTTGCGGTATAGAACTATCACCGATAGTCTCTACTGCATGGTCACGTAGCTCTTGTAGTACATCATGTTTCTTATACATATCTACAAAAGCTTCCCTCAGTATGCGGCTCATGATATCCATGTTAGGACTGTGTGTCCCATAGCTATCATGTACCATGCTGAAGTCCATCATGTTCTTATCCATACACTGGTTGATAGTCAAGGTCAAGGCTGAAGCATCCAACGAGTGAATGAAGTTAGGCGATGCCCCTGTTGAGATGCGTGACTTGTTCACTGTGTCCTGCAACTCCTGTTGGTAACTCAGGTATACTAGGTTACCATCAACGTGTGTCTTGATAAGACGCTTCTTAGTGTTGAAGTATGGTTGCACCACAAGAAAGTCTGTTGGTGTCACCCACTCCATATGTTTGCTAGCCTCACCGTAGTGCTTACCCACCAGCTTTACATAGTCCATGACCTTTCGTGCTGATGCGATAGTCTCATTGATACCCTGCCACACATGACCTGCTAGGTACAGGCCAGCTTGGAACAGGTCATCACCAAACGGATTGTCTACTCCCTTCTTCTCTATCCTGTCAGTGATAGCCTCTTGGATATACTCACGACAGGCGTGTTGAGTACCTGAGTATGGCACAATCATCACTGGTCTTTTAGTTATAGACCTGTCGATACCAAATGTCAAGCACGTTTGTGCAAGTTCGTTACCCTCTTGTGCATCCTTCTGTATCAGGGCTACTGCCTTGTCTGCTACATCTGCATAGATATCAGCAGGTTTATCAGACGGTATCAGGTTGGTAGCCTTACCACCTATCTCATCCCTGAGGATTGCTGACAGGTGTTGCAGTCCATTGCATGAACCATCTGCCGCACACGGTAGGTGAGTATAGAAACCCCAACCCTCACGCAGTAGACCGTACCACTCAAAGCACCAACCCAAGAACTGCCATGCCTTGTCTGCTTCCTGCCACCATGTGTAGTCAAGTGGGTTCTCAGCAGTCTTAACGATGTTGTCTTCGTTCTCCCATGCCCACTGGACACGTTCATCAAATGATACCTTATCATTACCAAACAGGTTAGCACCATGAATGGCAAGCCAGTAAGCATCATCAAAGTTATTGATTGGAAACCCATTGTTAAATAGTAACAGAGCCTTACCCCAATCAGCCACCTGAGGTGACATAAAACTTTCTACTGGATATTTTCTTGAGCGAAAATCTAACTGCCATACAAAATAAAACTCTGGGTAGTTAGCGTACTGTTCCGCTAGTTGTATTGTCCGTTCAACCTGTAGCCTACGTGACATAGACTTACCGTTGAATGTATAGATAGTGTTACGTTTCTTTGCCCACTCTCTATACTTTTGTAACTCAGCCTCATCCATATCCTGAGGGTCTTTATTGAATGGATACTCTGGCAGGTCTAGGTCATAACGAGGTGGCAACCCTGCCCACTCTTGGTTACTATCCCATGCCTTACGCATCACATCAAGCACACCCTTATCAATAGTCCAAGCTGTACGCTGTAGTCCATTGACTGCCCTGTACTCAAGGCTCATGTCCTGCTTGCGTAGTCTGTCCATGTATTCTCTACTGCTTTTCTTCAATGTACCCTCACTAATGGTAGTTTGTTGAACACTTGGCTATGATATCCACCACCCTCAACATCTACCCAATCTCGTGGTGGTATCAGTGACGGTGCAAAGCGTGGCTTCCCTGCCTCGTTGTGCTTGTTAAAGTTCTTAATCCACTCAAGCGTTTCTGGTGTGGCTTCAAGATATGTTACTGTCTTGTTAGTCCGTTGTCTGTGCTTGTTTAGCTTGACTAGTCCTGTCTTGACTATCACCTTATCAATCAGCCTCATACCTACATGGATACGCTCTTCGTTTGTCCACTCAGTGTCCTTGTAACCATCCTTGTTCATCTTATAGACAAGACCCTGCCGCTTGTGTTGCTTGCTTGCCTTCTCGTTAGCCTTCTTGATAATGTTTAGTGCTGACCTACCCTCTGCCTCAACCCACTGCGTAAGCCTCTTCTGCATCTCAATATTCATGCCTATATATCTGGCTATCTTGGTTAGGGTATAGCGTTTGGATACCTCATCAACAATAGTAATCATGGCTAGGTAGGCTACAGCGTGGACATCCATGCCCTTTAGTTTCTTCTTGGCTATATCACGATTGCTTGTAGTGCTTGCTTGTATTTCCCTCACACCATCTGCCACCGCATTGACTACCCCTGCAATCACTGCCCTGCCGTGTTGTGTGTTACTCTGTATTCCCTTCTCAATAAGTTTGTTTGTGTTGCTCTGGTATCTGTTAATGCCAGCCTGTAGCATTTCCATTTCTAGTGCTAGCTGTTTCTCTAGTGTTGACACTGTTGTTTCTCCTTCTGTTATAGAGATAACTTAATAATGTTAATGGTATCAACCATAGTGGTAGAGTTATGACAAATAACATAAAGCTTATCACTGCATCTGCTGTTCCCACCACAACTGGTGCTTGGTTACTGCCTCATACTCACTTGGTGTTTCTGTCCATGATACACCACACTCATGGCAGTACCATTCTATCTTACCATCTACTGCATACAAGGCTTCTGCTTCGCCATTGTCACAGTGTGGACAGGCTTTAAATCCCATAGTCATTATGCTTTATCCTCTTCGTTATCTACTACTAGTTCTAAGTTATTCTCTCTCACTAGCTCTTGTTCTAGTTCAATGTAGTACTGATTCTCCCAGATTTTAAAGTCCCTGTCAAGTGCTGATTTAAGTAGCTCTGCTAATTCCTCACCACCCCTGAGATATACAGGCTCACCAATCATACCCCCTTCTGTCTCACTCTCATAGAGTGGCACTGTCTCGACTAGTCCTGTTACCTCACTCTGGAATAGGGATAGGCTGTACCCATCACCCAAGTCTATCGTTACGTTACGCATTGCTATCTCTTTCTTGCTGTCTCTGTTTGATACCTGCTTCATATCCGTTGCTGTATTTTATCCGCATCTGTGCTTCGGTCTGCTTATCATACTCATTCTGATAGTTCTGCGTATGATACCCTGCATAATACCCTACTACGTAGGCCGTGTCAAATACATTCGCCATTTTATTTTACCTTTCTTGCACTGTCTCTGATTAACTGATAAACTTTCTTTCTGCTTCTGATAATCATCTCACTTGCCTTTCAATACTGACCTGATACCTGCACCTAGTACTAACACTGACGCTGTATAGATTGCTGGCATACCCAAGCCATGATAGTAAACTAACTCTGCCCCTGATAGGTACATCATAACAGACCCACCTGCGATTGTCAAGATTGTTAATAGTTTTTCTGTCATTTTACTGCCCCATGATTTGCCATGTCCATGCCTAGTATCATACCGTCAAGATAGTTTAGCATCTGCTTTGGTGGTAGTCTATGCTGTATGATAGTGCTTCCCTTGTTTGCTGTCAACTGCCAGCCACCGTAGCAAGGTGCATTGTTTAAACTGTAGTGTGTAGCCTCGCTTGTGTGTAGTGTCCTGTTGATACGTCCCAAGCGTACCTCTAGCATGTGTTTAGTTACTCGCATTGTCTTATCCTTTCTTGGTGGGACTAGGCTTATACCTAGCCCCTAGTGTTTACCTGTTAGCCCTTGATGTCTGCTACCCCACCAAACTTGCGAGATGCTAGGCTTGGAATTGATAGGTAGCGTGAAGTCTTGCCAAGGTGTAGTCCAAAGAATGTTGTTCCCTTGCTGAACCCAAAGCGGTTCTTTACTAAACGTGGACGCTTACCCACTACTGCTACTGTCTTGCCCATAATTTTAATTGTTTTAGTTTGCATTGTATTACCCTTTCAAGGTTGGTTGATTATATAAACAGTTTAGCATCATGTTTAGGATGTTGTCAAGTTAAATATTGTGTTTCTTTTTCCATGCTACCCATGTTATGGCTTGCATCTGTCTACCTAGCATATCAAATTCTTTTGCCACTGTCAAATATTCTTTTTGCAGTTTAGCGTATTCTTTCACGCCTATGCTAGTCTTTGCGTCTGTTAGTCCTACCCTTTCGTTATAGTAAATGTTTCTTGCGTGTCCGTCAATAGTTATATCGTCTTCGCCCATGATATTCCTGAAAAAACTGATAATCTTTTTACCAGATAGGCGTACTACTACTGTCTCATAGTCTGGAAATTCTGTCAAGATGCCCCATGCTTTTTCTTTCATCTTATGATAGGTAGATACCTTGACGCTATCCATGCCTTGCCCGTCTTGAAAAGCTTTACACAATTCATAGGCATTGACTAGGTTTCTTTCCCATTTGTTATTAGGTGACAAGGCCGCCATAACACCCACCACAATATAGACAGGCATATCTAGCTTTTCTGCAATGGCCTTGGCTTCTTCTTTTGCCTCATCATACCAGTGCTTCGCTTGCTCAATTTCTTGTTCTGTCAAGTTTGCTAGTGCATACTTGTACATTTTGCGGATGTTATGCTTGCTCATAGTCCTGTCCTTTCTTGATTGCTAGGGACATGGTAGCCCCTAGCGTTTATAGTGTCAAGCAATTATTTTGTAAGCTGATAGGCTTCTTCAATATCGGCTATCAATCTCATAGTAGCACGGAAAGCATTACCTTCCCCAAACTTTTCCTCTTCTTGTTGTTTCTTTGCATCTAGTGCCAAGCTTAGTGTTGTCAATTCTCTATGCGTTAGTGTTAATTCAATTGCTGTAATTCGCTTAATCTGCGCCATTGTTTCAAATCCTATCTAGTGTTTCGTTGTGTATTCTTGAAGCTTAACCACGCTAGGTAACGTTTGCCCCTAAACCTTTTGTATACCAGCCCTAGGCCTTGTCTCGTTGGTTTCGGTTTTCCTTAACTTCCCCTTCAGTATAAATCGAAAGATAAAAGAAAGTAAACAATAAAAATAACAGATTATGAAATTAATTTACAAAGCATTGAAAACATTACGAAAAAAAATAGATAAAAACAAACAAAGACACCAAAGAAACACTTTAAAAACCCATGATACTATATAATGCAGGAAAAAAGTTACACTTTGGACGCCATGCAGTGCGCCTTATGGTTGCTTAAGTGTGTTTAGGTGTGGTGTGGCATGGTTTTGAACGGGGCAACACGCGCACGCCCTAGGCATATTATAAGGTATGGGGAAACTCGCCCTTCTCCTGTACGTATAACCCCCTCATATTTTTCTGTATATTTTTAGTTAGGGGTATCTAGTAGGAGTAGTCCCTAGAAAAGAGCCGAAGTATAGCTATATATACTTAGGTAAACCCCCAGCCCCTCTCTAGGTCAACTTTAGAACCATGTACTACTACTTACTTTCATAGTACTTGTATTAACATTCCTCATAAACTTGTCTAATTCAGCATCCATAAGCTCACTCTTACGTTCCCTCATGGCACTATCAGCGTCACTAGCCATCTGGTCTACCCAATACTGGACAGCCATAGCTAACACATCAAGCCTATCATCGTGTGCCAAAGCTCCACGAGCCTTAGTTATACGTGTCATCTGGTATGTAAGCATATACTTAGCCGCCTTCTCAGGGGGCATATGCTGTACACTATCGTAATCCCTAATGATAACCTTAGGGTCTATGACCAATCTGTGCTGGTTCATGACAGGTTCTAGGGTATCGATGATACGTAGTTCCTTTTGTTTACTGTGTCGTACCTCTTCTATAGTCACTGGGTACGTCTTATCTATGTAAGGCTTAAGTAGCTCAGTAAACATACCGTCACCAAAGTTACTCTCAATCAATACAGAGTTTACTTTATGTAACTTAGCTAGGTCAGTAAGGTGTTGTAGTGTCTTGTCACTATAACCACCCTCAACACCACCAGCATCTACTACATACAAGAAACCATTAAGCATCTTTACAACAGCGTATGCAGTCTCGTCAGAGCCTCTACCAGAGGGGTCAATGGCTAAGACGCTACCAGAGTACTCTGAACGTCCTAGAGTGTCCTCAGGGGCGTAGAAACGGTCACCACTCAGTCCAACATTCGGTAGCTCTGTGAGAGGTCTAAAAATTCCGTAGACCATTTTTTCTGGAGCTGTGTCTCTATCGCATGAATATACGATGAGGTCACTAAGTTTAAGTGGATACTTGTCACCATCGGAGAGTGAGGTGTCCAACATAAACTGTAAAGCAAAGCCACTGCGTCCATAACTAAGTTCTCTTTCTAGTAAGTCATCATCTGTAAATCGTTTAGGGTCTGTAGGAAGGCCGTAGAGAGCCTCTCCTTCTTTTTGTATAGAATCATACAGTGTAGGTGCAAGACGGCTACCATACGCCTTCTCAGAGCGTTCTAGGGTAGGATATCTAGCTGGCCAGATACGCATATCATAACCACGA